TTTGGGATCATCATCAAGCCAGTGGCAGGGTTCGTCAAATTTACTTTTTCAGCAGAAAAAGAAGTGACGAAGGTGACACTTGTCGCAACAGAATCACTTGCTTTCAATGGAACTTCAACCATGACAATTAATGTGCCATAGCTGTTTTGAACGGTGTTGGCTCCCGCAATCAAGGTTGCTAAACTTGGGGCGGAAGCAGCTCCAGCTCCAGATGAAAGAGTCATTTTGAGTGCTGTAGTCGATCGCGGTGGAATAATCAAGTCATAATTTGCATTATCACCCGAGAATTCCACTACTGCCGACGTGGCTTTATTTATGTCGAAGGTTGCAGGGAGAGGAGCACCAATAGTCAAAGCCGGATAAACATTTGGAAGTACTACGAATCGAAGTTTCACTCGGTGGAAATGAGTGAGATAAACATCAAACGAAAAGACTAAGTCAGCAAGCCACATTTGGACAAGTTGACTCAGCCACATCTGATGAGTTACTTCGATTACGTTATCACCAATAGGTCCAATTTGGTTAAATTGAGCCAAATTAAGGCGATGTACAGCCAATACTGTTCGTGGGGTTTGACTTGTGGTGACAGTGAAGGTATTGATGATGTTTGGAACATTCATTATAGCTTCAGTGGCCATCTCATCTGCTTGAGATCCAAACGGAACATCTGATCCTGAAACCAAGTTATTCATATTTATCGAAAATTGATGCGCTGGAAGCACACCTTCATTCGTCAAATGTGAATCACCTGGTTTCCATTTGATTGCTTGAACTGGAGTGTCTGAACAAGGTTTTGAAAAACCGAACATTCCCGCAAGTTTGGCACCAATGTTTAGTAAGGGAGCAGCGACAGCTGCAGCCGCACCAATAACTGGTATTCCAGAAGCTAAAGTTGCTATCTTCGCTCCCGTTCCCAAAATGCCTGAGATTGCTCCGCCTTTCTCCATCGGCTGAGATTCAGTGATGTGTCCTTCAGAGACAACACCAGTTCGTCTTTTTTTTGTTTTGCGTGGTTGGAAACATTTTCTTAAAAGCTTCTGGATCCATTTCTTTCAAAATGGTCAGACGCTCTTGGATATCGTCGATTTGATCCTGAACAGTAGTTACTAAATCACCAGTTGTTGGGTAATTCAGCTCAATTGAGTCACGAATAGCAGAGACATATGCCCTAAAGGACACTGTTGACCCTGCACTTGGTGTTAATCGTGACATAATTATTGTACCGTTCGAACCATATCCACCTACCAGATCACGTCCATAGAAAGGTGAAATCCATGGAGTGTGAATGTTTAATGTTTCTGCTGTCGTTAAAGAC